GACTTGATACGAGTGAAGGGCGAATGCTTGGTCCCGTTGAGAACACCAGAGACCCACTCGACCCTCCGACTATCGAACTCCGGAGAGTCCATGACCGCGCGGGCATCGGGGAAGAGGACATCGATGTTCTCGATGCCATGCTTGAGCGCATAGTTCTGCACAGCTTCCTTCAGAGAACCGCCTCTCTTGGCCTCGTCCACGATTCCAATGAGGGCGTCATGAGTCAGAACATGCTCCTCTTCCTGCTTGCCTCCGCTCTGCTGCTCGAAGACATTACGAGTCATGTGCCGTCCTTCCTCTTCCTTAGTGTCATCAGCATGAACAAGTTCCGACTCTGACTTATCCTTAGTGTCGGAATGAGCAGCGTCCTCGGAAGCTTTCCCATCGGAATGAGATGCAGACGCTTCCTCAAGAGCGGCACCTACCATGAAATGAACGACGCTCTTCTGCTCGTCGGTCATCGAGTCATAGACTTCCTGAACAGTCGGACCATCATCTTCGGTATCCTGATTGTCCTGATGCTCGACTTCATCATCAGACTCTTTGGCATCACCGTGACGAAGTTCCAATCCGGTGTAGATAATTGCTTCATCATCGAGCGTTACCATATCGCCGTCGCCGTGTGCCAACGTGATATTGTCGATAAGTGCACCAGGATTAGCTCCGGAAAGAACTAGGCTCAACTCACGAATGAATCCATGAAGAACCTGCTTGGACTTTTCGGTAAGTTGATTTGCATAGATTGACAGCGATGTAATATCCTTGTGCTGTACCAGGGTCTTGGCGTTCTTAGCCGTCTCAGTATCGTTGAAGAATCCATAAGCATAAACGCCATCTTCACGATTCTCGAGTAGTGCGTGACCAAGCACATTGCTGGGCTCATTGTGACCGTGCTGCCAGACCAACGGAACAATTTCCTTATCCTGATGCTTGAAAGCATCCGGCATAATCGTCCGTCCATCTGAGCACTTAAGACCAGCCTTCGTGGCGTAACCACTGAAATCAGGCTTAGCCTCTTCTGCTCCCATTTTGAACGTCCTTCCCTAATCTTGGGTCTACAACAGATGCTAAATCAAGCCTAGTTTTGGATACGGTTCCATTAGTCTCGGATACGGTTCCATCAATCGGCAAATGCGCTTGCGGCATGTTACTATTGAGCAACTTGTCGGCATTCGGATCAGGATGCGGAGCCAAACCAACAACTTGACGCATCTCATTCGAAGTCATGATCTCGTTACGAGTAAACTTGTCCGCAATCTCAGCAATGTTCTCAACTGGAACCAACCGGAACGGATCTCTGAAGAAGAGAATCGACTGCTTTTGTGTTCTGGCCGTCTTGGTCAAGAATCTACGACGCATAGCTTCGACCATAGCGGTAAGAACAGGTTCAATAGTACGATTCCAATAATTCAGCATAGCTTTTTCATCGGCCGTACCATTCATGACCTCTTCGGTTAGACCTAGTTGACCATAGAGCATTGCGGTCAGGTATTCGATCTGGGCCATAAGATTGTTCTCGGCCGGACGATTCAGCTGAGTGATCTTCTCGGTTCCGTCCGTATAGGCAATACCATACTTACTTCCGGCTAGCTGAAATTCAATATCTGCACGACGCTGTTCAGCTTGCTGTCTACGAGCTTCAGACTTAATCACATATGGAAGCTGAATGATGAGATCCAGTTTTCCTGAAGCTGACTGCTGATCAATAACGTCTAGCAGGTTAAGTTTGTTGAGAAGACGCTGTAGAGTCGAATTCGGCTCGTTCATCACAGCATACAAAGGATTCTCAACAATAGCTACGGAAGTCTTGTGCAGAGTGATCTCTTCCCTAGCGCCTTTTGCCTCATTCCATAGACTTACACGCACATGATTCGGATACCATGTCACAATTTCGCCAACACGAAGTGTCAAGATGTCGAATCCACCAGTTTCCTGCGGATTAATCGATGTATCGACAGGAACAAGCGCTGCTACACCTTTGTCGAAAAGTGTCATAGCGACGTCTTGTCTAAACGCGCGAGCAGCTTGATCAATATTGGCCTCAAGAGTCAAACAATTATTGAGACCACTTTCAATATCTTGAATGTATCGATTATCTTGGTCCAATCGGACATGGCGCATGTCAACCGATGCAACATCAATGCTTAGACGCGTGTAAATCGAGGAGATGATTGAGCGTTCGTTAGGAATTCGAAGTCTAATACGATCTGGTCGAGAACCAGAAGAACCGCCTCCGACGTAATAAGGAACGCCTGTATCCGGCTGAACCGGCCAAGGAGAATTTCGTGGTCCTGCTTTCTCTCTAATATCTTGATTGGTAAATACGTTCCAGGCGTGTCTCAACGTCGTACGAAGTGTCGCCATCTCACCTCCTCTCTAATTATCCCCAACCGTTCCAATAGGCGAGGACAACAAACACCGCAATTACAATCACAGCAACATGAGCTAGATCTGCTAGATTAATTCTATGTCTGGGTTCCATTACTCGAACGCCTCCTTGTTCAACTTGTATGCAATCCAGGCGTCCATAAGAGCGGCCACATTATCGATCTTCTCGTCCTGACGCTTCTTCAACAACTTCCGATTCCCATTCGTATCCTCTAATGTGATTGCATTACCCATCGCAAACGACATGAGAGCCTGATCGAAAATCAGAAGTCGCTCTTCGGCCATGATCTTGATCTCACCCAAAGGAACCGACTCGGTCTTGGCCCCTTGAATGACCTTCTCAATACCAAACGGTCCGTTCTCACCTTCCCAACGAGCAACGAATTCTTTGGCATTGTAAGGATCATAACCCAGAGCTCGACAATCATACTCGGACTGTATGATGAACTGATCCAGATCATCATAGACTTCCATCATGTCGAGAATGTTGCCAGGCATTACATGAAGACTTCCTTCATTGATGAACTCTTCGTACTTCTGCCGCATTGCTGCAGGCAGTTTCATCAACGTAAGTTCGGTAATGTAGCTTCTGGTCTTTACTCCGAACTTCTCGTATCCCAATGGGAAGAGAAACGTGAACGCACAGAAGTCATCACCCTGAGAAAGGTCTGCGCCGAGAGCACACGGCATCTGCCAGAACTCTCTACGACGATGCGGAAGGGTCTCTTCGTAAGTGAAGAAGTACGTGTAACCCTCCATTGGGATTCCGAAGCGCTTCGCGAGAATGTCATTGCGAGACGCTGGTGCCTTTTCGGCCCGTTCCACATCAAGCTGATATGTTTCATAAGACACCGTCATTCCCAAGTTGGGATTTGCCTTCAACCACATCGCCGGATCGGCTACTTCTTCAATTTCATCTAGCTTGTAATGCCAGATCGAAACATGCGGCGCGTAGTACTCTCCCTTGAGGATGTCAGCTAACTCCATTTTGATGGTGTCACCTGAACCGGCACGAACGGTTCCTTCAGAGCTAATAGCTACGATCAGATAGTCCTCGAGTTTGGAAGCTCCTTGCTCGACTGCGCCCACTACATCTTCTCGAAGATCACCCGACAACCATTCGTCGATCGTGGAGATCTTAGGGCGAAGTCCCTGCAGCTTGTTAATGGCCATTGGGCGAATTTCGAGTATCGATCCAGTAAGGAAGTTCTCAATACCCTTCTTGGTCGAAGCAAGCTTGACTCGAAGAGCTCTTGATCCGGTAGTATTCTGAAGCGAACCCTCCGTCAAGAACTTGAACAAAGGCCCGCGCGAGCGCGTGATGGATGTACGAAACGGAGACAGAACTTCTTCTGCCTGTTTCATCGTTGGCGCCGTATTGATCTGGTGTGTGGTCGACGTGTCTACGTTTAAGAAGTAGCTATGAATCATGAAAGCGTACATCGACTTGGCGGCACCACGAGCAACTATTAGATACTGCTTAAGCGTGAGACGTTTCTTGATCTGACGTGTCTCGTAGTGTCCGCCATGATTGTCTTTCGTAGGAACATAGACGCTACGCTCAACGAAGTAGTACCAACCAAAGATTTGTTCGGCCCAAAGTTTGAACGAATCAAGAAGATGAAGATCCGATCCATCCGTTAGAGTCAATTCTCCTTCGCAATAACGAATGAATCCTTCAACCGCTTGGTCGTCGTAATAGATGTTTTGGTTAGCAATGAGCGAATCGATCCGATTCATCTCCATGGAGACTTCACGGTTCACAGGAATCTCACCACGGAGAACTGCCTCGCGAAACCGACCGTAATACGTCGGCACCGCAGTATTAGACAGTCCCAAGCTAACCTCCTTTCCTAAGCTGCAGCGGCAGCCAACTTCAAGGCCTTCTTACCTACTGCTGCGCTACCAGTTTTGGCGAGAGAATCGACATTCTGATTAGCCGAACGTCCAACGGCAGCCAACACGAATCTATGCGCTTTGCTCTTTTCGTTATACTGAAGACGCTTGACATTCTGTTCTAGCTGAATTCGCCTCGCATAGTCATTCAATTCCTGATCAGAAAGAGACTTGAGCCCGCTTTTCTTTCCCTGTTGACCAATTACACGAACTCGAACTGCGTCAGGATGCGCCGGATGTCCCCCGCCACCAGAAGTCTTGATCTTCTTCCGCTTATCGCTAACAATAACTTCCTGAGGACCGACTGTAGCCTTCCGACGAACACCCCAACGCATTCCTTTGACGCCGTGATGCTCGAGGACCTCATCAATAGCGCTTTGAGCCAATGAATCAGGTGGAGTTTCTCCCAATTGACTGTAATATCTACGTAATGCTGCAGCAGCTTTAGCTTTCTGTTCTGGAGACGCCTTGAGTGGAGAGCGAGCTCCAGCCAATGCAGCCGCTGCAGCATGAACGCCGTTCCTATTCAACGCACCATTTGGAGTCTTGACCGGCAACTTGCATTGACTCTTTGACGTCGGCGGCCCATCATGAAGATGAACCAGACACGCCGAATGCCACTGCTCAATGCTATAATCGGCTTCGGTGTAAGCGCTCCAAGGACGTTCTGA